ATCTTGGTCCTATTACTTTTGTAAATGATAATAGCGGAGAATTTCAAATCGGAGCAGCACAATTATTAATAGACCATGAAGAGGGAGGTATAAATGGAACTAACGGATTATTTGAAGACCTTCTTTATAAGATAATAGGGAATGACGGAACAAATACATTTACTTTCTTTGACGGATATTTAGACATGGAAACCTACCTCCGTGTCAGTAAGGGAAAAGTAAGAATAGATGCTAAATCATTTAAGGATGTACGAGGACTAATTACTAAGGTAAGTGCTAATTCATTTGGGTTCATGGAAACATTTACACCCGGTACACCTGGGGCTATATCAGTAACTGATTTTGTAGATGTTCCTACAATTATTGAATCTCAAGACAACGAAGCTCTGGTGTATGCTCTTGGAACCACTATTGATTTGTTAACCATACAGCTTGCTCAAGCTGTTAAATCCTTTTTAACTGATGTAGCTAATATCGTAGCACACGCTGCTGGTGGTGTTGGCGGTCCTATAGCTGGGCCTGCATTCTTAGCAGCGAGTGCTGCATTAAACTTTATATTCATTGCAGTTATTTTTGCCCAAATATTACAGATAGTTGGTAAAATAATCTTAATCGTTATACCTCCTTTATTCCCAAATAAAGGAATATTATTTAAAACTTTACTTGAAAAAGCCACTGAGTTTATTGGCTTTGACTTAGAGACAACTATTAACGACTTAGACAACACGGTATATTTGCCCAGTAAGCCAAGCTCCACTTTTTCACCCATAAATAGTGTTATTACAAGTTTGATAGGTTTTCCTTCTTTAGATTCAGGAGTACCAAAGCCTGATGATTTTGGATATTATATTTCAGACTTCTTCGAATTATTAGAAATTAAATATAATGCCAGGTTTGAAATAATTGGGAATACTTTACAGGTCCACAGTGAAAATAGTCCATTTTGGAGAAGTGACTCTACTTTTGTTAAAACAAATATAGCAGACAAGGATATTAATAACTTGGATCAAAAATTCGAAGAACGATTTTTTAATAGAGCCGACTTTAAAGCGAACACATTAATAGCATATACTACAGATGTTTCGGATTCCTGGACCTCATCTCTATTTAAGGGAACTAATTTTGAAGTAATTGCAAGTTTAGAGGCAGAAACTGATCCTAGATTATCTAAGCGTGGAGGTCTTAGAAGGGTTGATATTCCTTTAGCACTGGGGAATAGGAAAAGTCAATTAACGGCTGAAGAAGAACAAGTAAAAGTATTTGCTGACGTTGTCTTGTTTGGGCTCGAAAAATTTGAAGAAGCAGGATTTGATGTACCAGCTAGTTTGATCTCAATATTTGACATTGAAGCAAGAATAGGAGGATTAAGAGTTAGTAACAAGGTACATAATGTAGCTAAAGTTATTTGGTTAGAAAATGGTGAAATCCCTGCGGATCATAGAGGGAAACTCAGCGCGAAAGTATTATGGGACAAATACTGGAATGAAACTTCGTTTGTCGCTAATGGTTTTAGGGGTCAAAAGAGGGTAATAATAGGGGAGACTATACCGTTTAATTCTAAAGATTTTGAGGCCGTTATGAACAATTCATTTTTCCTGGATGACGGAGCAGAAGCTAAAATAACAGGTCTTAGATGGTTGCCGGATGAAGATACAGCAGTTATTGATTATTGGAGGAGGCAAGTGTATTGTAATAAATTACAAGAGCAATTTGTAGAACCGGAATAATATGAAAGAATTTAAAGACAGTTTTGAAATGCTTGGTAAGGGCTACGAAGAACTTAAAAAAGAAATGGTTAAACACCTTACCCCTGATCAAATGAAAAGCATTAATTCTTTCCATGATGATTTTAATAAAAGCATGAAAATAATGGACATGGATGGTATGATGGACAGCTTTAAAAAATTTAATATATTTGTAGAAACATTGAGAAATGATAGCAACGCAGGAAACAAATAGTGATCCTATGACATTTAATGGTGGCGTTTTCAAACAAGTATTTGAGGTCATTAGTCGGGAAGACATAACCGCACCTACATTCGATTTTGATACGGGGGAATGTGAATATGTGGAGCGTGTTTTTGCTGAAGTTGGAGGAGAAGAATTTAAGAATGATAAGCGTCATTTCCTAGTCTCGTTGTCAATTGCAACTGATACAGCTACATTCAAATTATTTAAAAATGATATTGAAATAGCAACAATTACAGATGATACTTATGGTATATTTACAGCTGTTGGAGGCTTTCCAACTCAGCCATTAAAAACAAGCTTCTTTGCTGACTTTGAGAAGATTTTCAATTTAGAAGGTCCAGGATGTTATCAAATTAAAGCAGATCGGGTAATCATTACAAATGGATCCACATTATCAAGTGTTCCTTATCAACTTTTTGCATATTCGGCTAGGCGCGCAAATGGTACCATTCGACTGAAATCATTTCAGAATAATGATATTGAAAATGGGATTGATTATACCGGAATGAATTTTGAACAACAAGTGAGAATATTTGCGGATTTAATAAAAGAACCGCGAGAGGATATTATTGAAAACTACCGTAGTGGCTTTCAGGATGTGGAACAGATTCAAGATGCCGTCATTAAAAAGTACAGGTTCAAAACCATGTCAATTCCCAGTGTAATAAGTAACCAAATAATGGATGATATGCTACTTGGGAATAGTGTGTTTTTCACGGATTATAACGTCTTCGGAAATGAAACCCTAATTGACATACCGGTATTTAAGTCAAGCACTGAATCTGAAGATTATGTGCTTGGGCAAACTTTAGGGCAACATGAGGTAATCCTACAAAATAGGACTTGGATTAGAAAAAGAAGTTAATGAGTAATATAGTAGTATTTGATCAGGCATTTTTTTATGAAAATCGTAACGGGAGTGATTTCGCGACACTTACCGGTGATTTTACTAACATTTGGAAGGGAAATGTAGGTGACCGGGTAAAAGAAACAGCTACTTTACAAGTTACCATTGATGCAGAAGTAACGGTTACTGATTCGAACCAATTCGAAATAACAGACCAAGGAAGTAATAAAAAAATAACAAGGCTTTCAGGATCATTTATAGCGGACAAGTTTCTACCGGATGATATTATAGATTTCATTAATACTACGGGCGGCGGGTCTGTCTTAATCATTACTAGTGGTGTCATTAAATCGGTACAAGATACTATATTAATAGTAGCAGGAGCCGGAGCCAATGCGATTTACACAAAGGCTAGAATCGCAGTTAAGCAATCTTTTACTGAAGTCAATTTTCAATACACTACAAACGGATTAAATGTCAAGTCTGAAATCGACACGATTACAGAGTCTGTACAACAATATAAGAATAACAATGTAACCGGATCATTTTCAACTAGTAACCCTAGAAACCCTCAAAGGTGGCTAACTCAGGAAACTGATCCTTTTAAAATAAGATTATCTGCAACTGTAGATACTTATACCCGAGAGTTTGAGTATGAACATATATTTTTAGCAACCCATTATTGGGCTGAAAGCCAAGAGCAGAATCAAACAAATCTAAATTCCCCTAACCCATTTAAAAATAGTACACTTCAATATAGGCGTATTTTTGATATTGGTAGCGCTGAAAATTTAGGCAACTTGAGAAGAATCACTATTCCAGATGTAGGCGTTGATTCAATAGGTTGGCTTAATGAAAGCTTTGACGGTGGAGAAAATGTATACACGCTTGACTCTGTCAGTTATGAAACGGTTGCCGGAAGCAATCCATTAGACGATATTGAGATCACAGAAAGCACTAAAGTTTCTTTTGTTATTTCTGTGGCTGTGGGAACTACTTTTTTAACTGGCGATCCTATTACTATATTTCATAGTTTCCAACCTGTAGCGGCCACCTATAAGACTGCCACAGGCACAATGAAAGATATTTGGCTTCAAGAAACCGTAAGAACTACAATTGATGCGGCGCCTGTTGTTGGAACCGGAATTATAAGGAATTTAGATATAAACCTGGATACTGCTCAGCAAATATCAGGCAGCTTTGAAACCATACTTACACAAGCTCAACAAGCTCAACTAGAGAATAATAATTTATATCTGTTGGCAGCCATTGTAGAGGATTCTACCACAACAAATAATACATCAAATAGGGTAACACTCAAAATAGATAACAGTACATACTCAAAGAACTCAGATATTTCAGGATTAGTCGTTTTTGATGAAGCCAACTATTTTGATCATACAACAGATTTCACGGCAGGCGTATTTAATGGTAAGACTAATATTGCCTTAGCGAATGAAGATATATTTCTTTCTGCTTATCGGTTTCACATACCTACAACAACCAATGACCAGATAATTATTAGTAAAATGTCAGCTCTTATAGTGGCCTATAATACTGTAGCGGATACATTTTTCATAATTGATGAATTTAACTTTCCGATTAGTAGAGGCGCGTTGGTCAATACAGGAGGTCAATTGAGACAGGTTTTAAGTCTTGATACTGAACGAGATTTTAACATTCCTATTGGAAATCAATTTAGACAAGTTTTCATTGAAACGGACAACTTTTCTACCCCGGATCAATTCTATAATGTCTATGTAGGTCAACAAATTCCGTGGGATGAAAACCAACCATTGGCGGGAGTTGATACCGTGTTTTTAGATTCGAACGAACCTAATGACGGGCTGAATATGAAAACTAGTAGGTATTCCGGCAGCAATAATTATGTTATTAGGGCTGCTTTACGAATGACCATGCGTTTTCAAGGTGTAGACACTATTTATATACATTTCTCAGGAAATTCTACTGTTGCAGATTATGGAGAAAGTGCGTTTACGGCTACATTTAGTTCTACAGATTTACTGGATGTAGATTTAAATGGTAAACTTCTGCAATTAGAAGATAATAAAGTAAAAGTAATTCACGATGATACAACTACGAAAACTAATCCTGATGGCCTTGTGGGTATTCAAAGGATATATAAGGAGAATGAATTAAATGTATTCATTTTGAGTTCATTGAGAGATTCTTTAATAGGTCAAATTATACAAGGCCTTACACTTACGTTAAGGTTGGATAAAAGCATTGAATCAGATGATTATACAACGACATCAAAAATAAAAGGAAATTTATTATCGAAAGTATTTTACGTGGTTTCATCTCGTATTTTTGAAGTATTTTTCAGTGGGTTTTCATTACTATTTGACGGTACAAACGAACATGTAGACTTTGGAGACGTTCTGGATTTTGAAACTACCGATGCTTTCAGCATTAGTCTTTGGGTAAAAAGAGACGGATTAGGCACTGAACAAGGATTGCTAACTAAAAGAGATCATCCTAGTGGGGCGGTAGATAAAGGATGGTTTTTGCAATTCAATTCGGACAATAGATTTCGTTTTGATTTAACCGATTTTAATTTAGGTCAAAGAAGAATTACAGTTAAAACTAGTCAAACATTTACCTCTACAACTACATGGGTACACTTAGTTATGACCTATGATGGTTCCATTACTGCCGCAGGAGTTACACTATACGCTAATGGTGTAAGCGTGGCAACTATAACAGATTTTGATTCTCTAGCAGGATCGACTTTAAATGCAAGGCCTATGTTAATGGGTTCAAGGGAAGAACTGGGTGAAAAATCACGTTTTCTTGACGCAAAACAGGACGAGGTGTCTGTCTGGAATAAGGAATTAACAGGAGCCGAAGTTTTGGAAACAAGAAAGGATGGAAAGCCTAGTGATTTAGATGAACATTCTGCAAAGGCAAATCTATTATCCTGGTATAGATTTGATGGTGATACTATTCCAACAATCACAGACAATAAGGGTTCGAACGATGGAACCGCAATCAACATGGATCAAAGCAATGTAAATACAGATGTACCATAATATGAAAAGAAGATATTTTATAATGGATATTGCGCAGGCTAAAAATGAAGATTATTTGAATGCGTTGAACATGTGTATTGGTGAGAATAATACACAGCGGCATAAGAATGCCACTAAATTATATATTAAAACCACTCAGAATGAAATTGATATAATGGTTGCAGCATTCTCTCAATACACATTTACGGAAATAATGGCATTAACATTTTGTACAGAATATACATTAAAGGGGGTAAAAGTTATTTTACAAAGTTGGGAAGTGCCGAGTGAAATTGGATAATTATGGATTGGGAAGGATTAACAGGGGTAATAATAGAACTTGGTGTAATAGCTGGATTGGTTCTTAAGTTTTTTTCAGTCAAAAAGGCAAAGAAAAAACTTCTTGAAGAAAATACCAGTCTTAAAATAGATTTGGAATCTTGTAAAAAAGAAATAACCATGCTTGAAGGGGAAATAAAATCATTTGCTGGAATAGATGATAGGATTCCAAGGCCTGACAGTTTCATCATATCAGTAATGGATAACGATTTATATTACGACATTATTTGCGGTATTAAGAAAAAATTGAAAGCTGAACGGGTGGAGTTGTGGGTAGGTGAAAATTACAAACTAGGCATAGGAATGGAATCTTTTCCCGAAAATCAACACGACAGAGTAGTTATAACCCATGAATGCAAAGACCCATGGATACCAAGTTCGAAGGAATCACTTAAAGAGGTGCCTGTTTGGAAAATGGCAACTATAATCGAGCAGATGCAAAAAAATAACGGGTATACCATTGTAAACCATATTGATGATCTGAAAACCGAAAAAGATTCTGAACGCCACAGGATGGCAGAAGTAGCCGGAATAATAACAGTGGGTGATTTCTCAGTCATGAGTCCCGAAAGCGGACACACGCGCTCATATATGGTTGGCGCTCTCGTTGTAGCATATGTTACGAAAGAACGAAAGTTTTTAAAGGAAGATTTCAGTTTGATTAAAAACGCTACTGATAAAATCAGTTTATTGCTGGAAGATGAATTTAGGGATATTCCGGATTAATTAGTATATTCGTAGTGTTGATTTGCACTAGGTTGTGCAAATCCCTTCTTATTTTATACTTTCATAGTCGAAAGTTAAGCCCCCGGTTTCATAGTTCTCTGGGGGCTTTTGTATTTATCGAAAATCTTTTCTTAAAAATAAATAAGTATAACACTTGTATTATAAATTAATTGTATTACATTTGTATAACATCAATCAAATATTAATTATGGAACAAATAATCAAATGGTCACAAAGTAATCCGGGCGCACTGTCATTCCTTATGCAATTAACCACGCATGAAAATGCAATACAGGTAATTACCATTCTTCAGAAACTTGAGCAATACGAATCAATTCTAGGTACAAATCTTTATGTTCTTTGGTCTGATCTCTGCGACAAAGATATTAATATTGTAGAGCATGTCATTAACAAATGTCCGCAAAACGTTTTAGAGGATGCTTGTTCTAGGCAGGATTATTCTGGTATCAAACTTATCCAAAAATATATTTAAAATCATTATGAAAAAGCAACACGGATTAAGACTTGATATTGGCCTCGTAGAACAAGGGAAAAAACAAGCGAAAAAAGAAGGCAGAAGTTTTAATAATTGGGTTGAACTTCTTATTAAGAAAGCTTTAAACATAAAATCATGACCGAAGTAAAACAAGTGGAAACCGATCATTGCCGTGAGTGCAAGAAAGAAACTCCTGTAACTGAGCTAGAAGAAAACGCACAGTATGGTAGCTATGGATTTAAGCCTATATGTGATGAGTGTGGTTCCAGGATAGATACAGAAGCAAATCAAAAATAAAAACTATGAATTACGTAATATTATTAGCTACTGACCAGGAGAACCCAAAACCGTTTTGGTCTACGAATAAGAAAACGGAAGACCAATATTTTGAAGAGGGAAATGAGGTCATATTTCATGGAACCCCAGCAGAATGCAAGTGGCATTGTATTAAATCACGGATGCATTCTAACTATGCCGGAGTATTAAAAGCCTACTATTATTCAGAGGGGAAAACGCGTCAAATATTGAGCGAATTAATAGAGAATTGGAAGGATTAAATCAAAATAAGACTATGAAAGAATTAATGAAGGTAGAATTTTTCAAACCAATACAAGAAAAGTTCATTACAGTAACAGATAAGCAGACTTTTCAAAAAGAAATAAGCTTTGCTTTACAAATATTCAATAAGAATGGGTACCTAAACAAAACTACTGTAGAAAGCAAATTATCTGCTGTTCTCAACATTAGTCAGATAGGTTTAACGTTAAACCCGGCTTTAAAATTGGCCTATTTGGTTCCGAGATATACTGATAAACAGTTGACTTGTTGTCTTGAACCAAGTTATCAGGGATTAGTGAAACTTATAACTGATACGGGAAGCGCAAAATCTGTGTATTCTCACCCGGTTTATGATGGCGATGAATTTGAAGAAACTCTAGGAACATCAGTAGAAATCATTCACAAGCCAAAACGAAAGAGTACTGAAATTAAATTATTCTACGCTGTGGCTGTGCTCCATGATGGAAATAAACAGGTTGAAGTAATGACCGCTGAACAGGTGAATGAAATTCGTGAAGGCTCAGAGTCATACAAGTCTTTTAAGAGCGGTAAATCAAAATCCTGTATATGGGAGTCAAATTATTCTGAAATGGGCAGGAAGACTGTTATACGAAGGCTTACAAAATATTTACCAAAAACAGACAGATGGGCAAAGTTGGCCGCTGCCAATCATTTGGTTGATCAGGATTATGGTGTAAGTCACGGCCAAGCTGAAATGATACATTCTTTAATAAGGAATAGCTTATTGGATGAGAATCAAAAGCAAGAAATTGAAAGAGAATTACTAATAATGAGTGGTGAAAGAGCAAAGGAAGTTATTCAATATCTGAAGGATAACCAATTAGACCCTATTGAATCTGGTCAAAATTATGGGATGAGAGATATTCATAAAAAGTTGGATCAACACACTAACGACTAAAACTATGAAACAACAATTAAATTTAACTAGAAAGGAGCTTAGAAAGCTAGGCTTTAATAGAAAAGTTGTCACAGGCGAAACTATCTATAAGATGGATGTAATAAACGGATATTTTTATTACAATGAAGGAGACATTCAATATAAGTGGTATCTAAAGATAAAAATAGGAACAAATTCTAATTATATTCACTTGGATATAGTAACAATTCCTCAATTAGTATTAGTGTTATCATCATTTAGAGCAGACGTAAAATTTTAACTTGTGAGCGACTTAGAAATATGGAACCCTGTAATCGGATATCAAAAAAAACTAAAAGAAGTATTATGAAATTAGCAGAGATATTATTTGAAAAGTTCCCAACCCAGCCAACGTTGGGGCAACTGGTAAATGAAATAGATAGTAAGGAGATTACTAATTATTTTATTGAAGTAGCAGGCTCAAATTTTGTGGCATGGGAGAAGCTTAATTTAATCCGAATGTATCATTCACGGATATGTTCTACATTGGAATTAAAAAGGTTGGTAGTTGTAAAAGATGGAAGGGTCATGACTGAACCTGAAACCGTAAAGGACATGGTCAATAATTCTATGGAGGGAGCAATTCAGTATAAAAAATATATTGAAATAGATTATCCAGAAGCATTAAAAAACGTATGGTATAAAGGGTTTGAAATTGAATTAATTGAAAAGGATTATATTGATTTTAAAGGCGGTGCTTATTTTACACAAGGTGTGTTTTTTACATGTGGTCAAGTTCCACAATATCATGTAAAAGATTTCAAAGACCAATCCTTAACCCTTGAGTTTTGGACCTCACTAATTAAGAATTAAGTATTGTATAAACATTAAAAATAACGACTATGAATTTAGAACTAATGGAATTATTAGAATTAACTAACGAGCAGATAAAGGCATTCAAAAAACTTAAACGTGCGTTTAATGATTGTAAGAAAAAAGGCTTATCGTTTGCTAATTTATATGGACATTTTACTGCTTATGATTCTTCAAAAATAAAAAGTATTGGTGATGATTCTGTAGGATATGATGGCCTTGAATATATGAGTGAATCACAATATGTCATTAGAATTCCACATGAATGGAGTGATGATAATATGTTTTTATATCCACGTTAACCCTACATAGGTAGGTATACAACAACTTAAATTTAGAATTATGAAACAAGAATTTAAAATGACACAACAGGAAATGGACGATATTATTTCCATAAATAAAAATCAAATGCCAGTACTGAAAATTGGCAATGTTACAACTGGAATGGACACCCAAGAAAAGGTTAATAAATATTGGCTTGGTTTATCTGAGAAATATGGATTCAAACAAATGAGCGTTGAAGCAAGCAGTAAGGGTAAATTATTCTTCTTAGCTATACCAACGCCTATAAAAGTTGAAAAGACTCAAGCTGATATAGAAATGGAAAAATATAACACGCTTGCTAAAATAGTTGATCAATTGATTAAGTGTGATTATGAATGTACAGGTGGCACATTAGTTAAAAATGTAGCCTTTATGAGTTTAAAAAGAATGGCCTATCCAAAAGGATAATGATGAATCTTTGGAAGATTAAAAGAAACTGCTTAAGACTATGGATAAAGAAGAAAAGAAAAGATTAGATGATTTGACCTATGGGGCAACGTCTAAGGAACTTTTAACCTGGGCATGGTGGAAGATGTTCAATAAGAAAAAAGCGTTTAAATTATGGGCATTATTGGATAAAGGAATGATGTGGCATTTTGCATTTAAGAAAGCTCAACAGTCATGAAAGCAAGAGATAATATTGTAACGGTTTGGGTGCCTCCTGAATTTTGAGTATATTTGTAATACATAAAACATTAATAATAAATCATTTGTCGGATTATGATTCATTTACAAAACATACCTGATTTGGGGGAAGCAATCCGACTTTAGCGGAACCCGATCAGGTATTTCTATTTATGGACAATCAAGAAATTTGGAAGCCGGTAGTTGGTTATGAAGGTTACTATGATATATCAAATTTAGGTCAAGTAAAAAGACTTGAAAGATCAGTAAACGGACGAGCGTTAAAACCCAGAATAATACCTGAAAAAATCGTAACTCAACACATGAGTTCATACGGTCATATAATGATATTTCTGAGTAGAAACGGAAAACAGAAATCAATATATTTACATCAATTGTTAGCGGAAGCCTTTATGAATCATACGCGATGCGGTTATAAAGTTGTGGTTGATCATATTGATAACGATAAACTGAACAATAGATTAGATAATCTACAATTAGTGTCTAACAGGGAAAATTGTTCTAAGGACCGGAAAAATAAAACATCAAAATTCAGAGGTGTATGCTGGAATAAGAAACATTCAAAATGGGTGGCACAACTATATCATGGACGTAAACATATATGGCTAGGATATTTTAAAATGGAAAAAGATGCTGCAAAAGCTTATCAGGATAAATTAGAAGAAATTATTAAATCTTAACAAAAGTGATTATGTCAATATTAACAGTAAAACAAGTGATTGAAAAACTAAATAAGTTTCCAAGTCACACAAGAGTATTAATAGGTGAGCCAGCAAGAGGTGTGTTATTCGCTGATGATGAAAGTTCAGACGGATTATATGGAATTGAAAATATTGCCTTACATAAAAAAGAGGATGGGTGGAATGACGATTATTTAATAATTGATTTTAATTCTGGTGACTTCGATGAAGAGGGTAACGTTGATTTATCAGCAAATTTCCCTCACTATATCGCACGAATAAGTCAAGAATAAACTGTTAACATTAAACACTAATATTATGAAAGTAAATATTGAAATTCTGAATAGTAGTTATTGGGAACACTTCAAGTTTGCTAAAGAGTTAGCCGGATATTTACCATTGGATCATCCTAAAAGAATCAAGGTAGAACAGGAAATAAACGAGATTTTAACCGTTTTAAAAGACAATAATAAATAAACAAAAAGATTGATAGCTATGACACCAAAAGATAAAGCCAATGAATTAATAATTAAATTCAGCAAACATTCAGCAAAATCGTTAAATGATGATTCTGAATTTGACACAATTGAAGAGGCTAAAAAATGTGCAATTATAAGCGTAATGGATCAGTTGATGGAACATTCATGTTATACTTTAAATGATGAAAGATGGGCTTATTGGGCAAAAGTAGAAGTTGAAATTAAGAAATTAAATCAATAGACAATAAAAAAAAGTAAATTATGACAAACCAAGATTATTATAACGCAAGTATAACATTGGATAGTTATGTATTAGTATTTCAACACGTTAGAATTGGGCGTGATATTGATGAATTAACTAAACAAGTTGATATTTTAGGTAATCGTGTAACTAGATATGCAAAAGCTAAGAAGTATGGAGATATTCAAGCTATAGAGGATTTAGCGTATGAAATGGGTTATGAGGAAGGAATTAAATTAAATACATTAGCCCAATTTCCTTAGTAACTCGACACGAAGGCTATGAAGAGGAGCAATACATTGAACTGGCAGAAGACTACACCGGGCAAGATAAAGTCCGCGTGAGGCCACTAGGAAACAGAACTAAAGGAAATTTAGTATTAACTAAATACATTGAATTTCCAGGACAATAACAACTTAAAAAGAAGACTATGAAAGATGAATTAATAAATGAGCTTTTATCTCAAAATGAAAAGATGAAAAAGGGCGGTACTTTTGTTTTGCCAAATTGGGCAGTTGAAACACTTGAGTTTTACAAAGAAAAAAGCAAACCAGTAATACCGGATGAATTAGACAATCAAATAAAAAACCTAGTGGTAAATTTGATAAATCTATGCAGTATTGATTTTGAGTTACAAGAATGTGATGAGGAATTAGCCTTTAAATTAATTAAGGAATTCTGGATTAAAACTAAGTATTCATTTGAAGATATTTGGAATGCAAAAAAACCTATTGAACCTCCTAGTGATCAAAGAACAGTACAACAAGAGGACGGAAAGTGTATATTTATTAAGGCATTTATTGGTAAATGTAATGAACATGCAGTTCACGGAGAATATTGCAAGGAACACTCTGAATTGAAATGTTGCGTATGTGGATTAAAAGCTGCTAGGGATTGCCCTGAAACACTTGGATTAGTTTGTGGTGCGCCTCTATGTGATAATTGTGATCATCATAAACAATCCTAATTAAAACAAGAACAATTACATTTGAAATGAAGGCGACACACTTCAAAGAAAAACATTTATCAAGGCTCTAAAGGGGCACCGTATCGGGTGTTTCCTGAGGGGCTTTTTTTATTATGGGACTAGATGTAACAGTATACAATAATATCAGAAAAACTGAATCAGAAGATGATTATGATTTTATTGCATTTGTAATAGATGATTCATGGAAATGGAAAGTTAAAAATTTAGAATATAATGCAGCTTATTGTGGTGACTCGATGGCAAAAGCAGCTGGATATAGCTATTCGACACATAGTAGATTTAGAGAGGTTCTTATTAAGATAATTGATAGAAAAGATTTATTAGATAGATATGATAAAATTATTTGGGATAAACTACCTGAAAACATTCCATTTTATGATTTTATAGATTTCGCAGATAATGAAGGTTGTTTAGATTGGGAAGTTTCAAAAATAATTTACAAAGACTTTGTTAGTTGGTTTGATTCAGCAAAAATAGTTCTCCCAAAATATGGACTTTTTTGGTTGGAAAGATACGAAGAATGGATGGAAGCATTTAAAAGTGCATCTGAAAATAAAGGCGTAGTTGAATTCCATTAAATTAACCATTGATAACACCAAGAAATAAACTATATTTGCATTGTTCTCAGGGACAGTCAAAGATTAAAGGGAGCGGAAGTTCTGTGGCGGTGCTTCCCTCCTTTAATTTAAACCGCTATATCAAAAACATAACCGCTACGCATGTCCAAAAAAGACTTCATTAAAATTACCATTCAGGATATTGAGATCGCAGAGGAATTCTTCGACGGGAAAGAGAAGCATTTAAATGAATTTCTTATCAATGTTATTCTATATTATCGTGGGAAAACTCCTACGATTAAGACTAAAATTGTCCAAAAGTATTTCAAAACGTACAAAAAGACCATGGACTTTATTATAGGTTCAAAACTTTCTGGTAAATTAGGGTTTGACATAAAAGCTGAAAATGAGAGACTTAGGCAGATAACCCTTGAAGGCTCCCATGAAGTCACCCCAGAAGGAACCCTTCAACCAAAGAAGAAAGAAGAAAGAACAAACTATAAAGAATTAAGAGAAAAGTTTAAGGTGGAATTCAAGAATTCCTTACATCAGTTTTTGGAAAAATATGGTAAAGACATGCTTAATGAATTTTATATGTATTGGACGGAGCATAACGAGGAGGGAAAAAAACTAAGGTATCAATTTGCAAAAAATCAACCATTCAATCTTGAAAGAAGATTAATAACCTGGTTTAGTAGAGAAAAAAAAGGAGAAAGAAAAGATTCCGCGCAAAAGAAAGATCCAGTATTAGAAGCTAACGAACAAGTAGCCAGGATCCATAAACTTTTAGAAGAAGAAAACGAATTGAACAATGAATAATTTACCAGCAAAAGAAAATCAATTTGTCCGTTATGGCCGGAAATGGACTGAATACGAAATCAAAGCCATAGAAGCGGATGAACAAGGCAGAGCAATAAAGCGATACCCAAAGTTAGATTGTGAAAAAATGCTGGTAATCTGCATTCGGAAGGGTTACCAGATTTTAGGACACGAAAAGGATATTTCTGACAGCAAAGTTTTAACGATGGCTAGGGATGTTTACCAGCATGTGAAAAAAAACTATCCAAACGCTAAACTTGAAGAGCTTTGTTTAGCTATTGAAATGGGGTGTTTTGGAGAATACGGGGAAGACTTCAGTTACATGAGTGCAAAAAGCATCGTAAAATGGCTTAAGATATACCTTAATCGTAAGCAAATACTTTCTATAGCTCTGACTACCGCAAAAGAAAAAGAAGCTCTTAAAACGACTAAGAATGAGTCAAAGGAAAAGGTCGTTGCTTATTGGGATAGGTTTCCTGAAATGGTGGAAACTGAATTTAAGTATTGGCGCGACAATTGGGAACTAAGCGAATCGGCAGATAGAATATGTGCAGGACTAGAAAAGATTGGTTTCAAAGCTAATAATAATGGGTTTCTTGGAAATGTAATTGATGCCCACATGAAAAAGGTTTGGTGGAAAGAAGCTTCTGAGAAGGAGAAATACCGGATAGGGGCTTATGATGTTAATCGCTTCAAAGATAAAGTTGAATTGGTTTATAAAGAGGCTGTGCCGGATGGATTTGGAGACAAAATTAAATCAATATGCTTTAGAAAAAGCCTTCAATATTGGTTTAAAACATTACAGGAAATAGACAAAGAAGGAATTAGTATAAGTGTAAACGATTATTTAAATGACCAGAGAAAAGAAAATACAAATAGCTCAACAGGATTTCGTTGACAAAATGGAGGATAAACGTATTATGATTGAAGCATTAAAGTTCGCTAATACTGAATTGGACGTACTTCAACTAATATCAATCGGAATGCGGAATGTGGATATAGCTGAAACATTGAATATCTCTCCTAATACTTCAGCGCATTATAGGCAGACAATACATGCAAAATTAGAAACCAATAATTCAGTACAAGCAATGTTAACAGCAAATTATTTTAACTTAATTTAAACGAAAAATATAAGACTATGACAAAAATAGATTACAACCGAGTTTTTCAAATGTTTTGTAGTGAGGAACGGGAAAACTTAAAGAATCCTTTTAAGCAAAATGGAATTTATTGTGGAACAGATGGACATTCATTAATATGGATCCCTATAAAGGATTTGGAAAAAACACTCGATTCTTGTAATGAACAAGATAAACCAAATGTACATGCTGTTTTACCAAAGGAAAAAGATTTCTATAAAACCCCTATAATTATAGAAGTAAAAAAACTTATTGAAGCAGTTAAAAAAAATAAATTACCGGAATTTGGACGATGTAGTAGTTGTGAAGGAAATGGATATGCAGAGTGTGATTTAGGTCATGAACATGAATGTTATGATTGTAATGGTTCCGGCGAATGTGAATCAAGTGCATATTACTCGTTTGGTAAGGAAGGTAAATTAAGAGCTAAAATATTACATAGACTTATACGATTGTGCGGTCTTATAGAAGTATCAACAATAGAAAAAATAAAAGGAACTCCTGATAAATCTTGGTATTTCAAAGTTGGTATTTTCCATGTTATATTGATGCCTTATTTATATGATGAACTTGAAGATGAATTAAAATTAGAGAGTTGTAATTTAGAATTTTAAACTATAAAGACAGAAGAATATGGAAACTAAAATAAATTTAAAATGGGTCGAAGAGTTTTATAATTTTTTACAGGGAGATATTCCAAAAGGCATCTATTTAGGACATGGCCAGAATCCTAGACTAAGTCCAGAAAAAGCATTTAGCATAATATGGTACTTACAGGAACATTTTCCATTGCTTATCGATAATATTGAAAAGTGTAGTAATTGCGATAGTTTATATGACTGTAATAGTGAGGGCTTATACTGTGAAACAAAAGGTAAATTTTATTGTGGGGGCTGTAAAGGAAAAAATTAAGGAACAAACAGATTAAAATAATAAGACTATGGAAGCAAAGGAATTAAGAATTGGGAACCATGCCAGTATTGGAGGAATGGAAATGGTTATATCGGTAGAAGATCTTTACCAGATACAACATTATAATGCTTTTTATAAAGGCATCCCATTAACCGAAGAACGGCTAAAACGTTTAGAAGGTTGGAAAAGTAAGTTTTTAATCTCTTTTTGTTGGGATCAGGGCAATACCGCTTATGATGGGATTTATATAACTTTAAACGGTGAAAGAATAAAACAAATTTACTACGTTCATGAAGCGCAAAATTGGCACTATTTAACCGCAGGATCAGAACTAGAAATAAAAGAGAAAACAAAACAATAGAAAAATGAGTAGATTAAGAAACAAAGTACAACTGATTGGGAATTTAGGAAATGATCCTGAAATAATCAATCTTGATTCAGACAAAAAGTTAGCTAAATTTTCAATAGCAACCAATGAATCATACAAAAATGCAAGCGGTGAAAAAATAGTTGAGACTCAATGGCATAATTGTATTGCATGGAATAAGACCGCTGAAATAATTGAAAAATATCTATTTAAAGGTAATGAGGTTGTTGTAACTGGAAAGCTTGTAACCAGAAGTTATGATGATAAAGAAGGTAACAAACGTTATCTAACAGAGATTGTGGTAGACGATGTCTTAATGTTAGGGGGTAAGCAGCAGACGCAACAATCCAGGCAAGAAAGCGCGCCTATTGGTGAAGGTATGGAACCGGATGATTTACCGTTTTAGAATGAAATAAACGGACAAGGGGCGGAATAGCATAGGATAGTAATGCGGTGCGGTTCCGCAACTCGCTACCTACCCGTTTTATCTTAATAACTAAGAAAATAGAATTATGAATAAGAGAAAAATATTTCAACGAATTTTAGCAATACCCTTCATATTCGTGATCATATTGATTGTGTATCTTTTTGGTGCATTTAAACAAACATGGATGGTATTACTTTACGGAGGGGAATGGATTACCTATTATGATAAAGAAGATCATACAACAATAAAAGACATTTATAGCGAACTTAAAAGTCAAAATAAATGAGTAAATACAGAAGTGGAGGAAAGCCGGACGGAAACCAAGGTGAAATTGTAAAAGCACTGCGCAAATTAGGTGCGTATGTGATTATAATATCGGAAGTCAGCGATTCATTTGACATACTAGTTTATTTCAGGGGTCAAACTTATTCAGCTGAAATTAAAGACGGGTCCTTAATTCCTAGCAAACGTAAATTAAGAAAGGGAGAGTTAACGTGTAAAACCAATTTAGAGAGCGTAGGAGTTAAATATTGGATTATTAATAGTGTAAACGAGGCTTTAGAAATGATAGAAAAAGAACTATGAAACGATTTTTAGTATTTTCTGGAGACTATTATTATCCTGCCGGAGGTATGGATGATTTTGATATTGATTTAGAAACAAGGGATCAATGTATTCAATATATTAAGTCTAAAATACTTCACAAGAAAAGGCAACATGAGAAGTATAAATGGGCCCATGTTTTTGATTGCCAGACTAAAAAGATTGAAAATATTGATTTAAAGGAACTAGAAACCATTTAAACATGACATTTACTTGTATCAATATAGAATAGAATTCTTATAATGGTTTTATATTTTCATTTCTTGGATTCGATTACGGGAAATATGATTCTGCTTTGTTGGGGTTTAACTTTGCTAGGGAATTCCTATACTTAGATTTGATGTATTTTAGTATAAAAATATACGATAAAACCATTTAACGATAAGATTATGACAGCGGAAGAATTTTTAAAGAACGCAAATATAGATAACAGATGTAGTGTTATTTTTAATGGAAAAATGGAAATTTTTAGTCTTGATTCATTTTTAGAAGAATATCATCAAAGCAAAGTAGATGCTATTACTGATGATGAAATAGATAATTATTGTCTTATGAATGCGTCTGATGTTGATGAAAACATGAGAAATGAAAGCGCAATAAATTGGTTTAAAGAAAAACTTAAAAAATAAATGAAATATGATCTTACACACAAACACGACATTAAACGCCTTTATCTCCGTCTTAAACAGCTGGTAAAGAAAGAGTCATTGGTGGACCTTACAGATAAGTCTACGCGATCATTGAACCAGAACAATTACATACACCTGTTATTCACATATTTTGCAATAGAAATAGGAAGCAGTCTGGATTATGTCAAACAATATGTGTTTAAAGAAATGGTTTGCCCTGAAGTATTTTTATATAATCGAACCTTAAAATCAGGTGAAGTTATCCAGGAAAAGCGAAGCACTGCCAAGATCCCAAAGGAAACCCTAACAGAATGTATTAAGAAATTCAAGGAATGGAGCGCAAGAGAAGCTGGAATACCTTTGCCAGAAGCAACGGATCAGGGATGGTTAAGGAGTATAGAGGTAGAAGCGGAAAGATTTAAGCATTATTTGCATTAATACAGTAAACTATTGCATTAAATAAAGAATATTACAAACATATTGAAAATAACCGTAACCTTTCTTTGTTGTTTCCGTTAAACCTTGTATATTTGATTATCAATTAAAACAAAAATATATGCCACAGTTCAACTACCATACTCCAAAAGCATCATCCACTATGAGAAGTCAGATAAATAAAATGAAGATGACTAAGTTTACCCTACCTGCCGGATTAATTTCTGAAAATAATCTTTTCTCATATGGTTATGATGGGGATAAATATTACGTATCCGAGGGTGTAATGCAGTATCTTGTTACCGGAATGCATCTGGTTTTAGATGAAGCAAAAGAACTGTTTAATGCTTTGACATTTAACGACTGTTCAGAGCCTTGTACTAAAGTTATTTCTAACTCAATAAGAGAAGCTAGAAAATTAAAAATTCATGGAGATGATTTATTTTGGTTCTTAACAGATAAGTTATGATTTACCATTATCGCAATAAACGCACCGGAGAGGCCTTAGTATTTGGGTCTCTAATTGTTATACCAGACTACACTACATTGACATTATCAAAAGTTAACGAGCACTTTAGCAGAAAGAAGGAAATCAAGTATGAGGACCACGAACACCTAATTCACAAGTTACTTGGAATAATAAGAAGTAAAAGAAAGAATTATGAAACATGAATGGACAGAACCTATTAATCCGTTTGAAACTATAGAGACTATGAAAAGATTAGAACACGAAGAAAATAAAGGTGATGCTTTTAATATTAACAGAGATATATCATGTAATATAAATATACGTGATTTAGCATACTTCTTAAACAAATCAATTAAGAATGATGCCACTCATATTTATTTTTCAGCAGACGTTTATGATGGGTGTTGCGATGAAATAGATTTATATCCAATAGCGATAACCTTAGAGTCAAAGAAAGATTACCAAAAAAGATTAGATCAAGAGCAAGAAAGGCTTGACGAAAGTGATAAACTGAAAAAAGAAAGAAGGAAGCAACAATATTTAAGCCTTAAGAAAGAATTTGAAGATTAAGTGATTCTATGAAAACAGAAAAATGGACATGCGACATTAAAGGCTGTAAAAATGAGGCCTCTTTAAAATCAAAGAATATACAAGTGATTTTCGTAACCGAACAAAATGAAGGGCGTTCTTGTACTCTATATTTATCTAATGAAAAAATTGATATATGTACTGGTTGTTTGAACCATATTTTAAGAGGTAATTACATTAGGGCATTCGGAGCGCAGGGATATAATGAATATAGACTAAACACTCGATACGATGAAACAAATTGAAGGAAAGGCAAAAGAAGCGCTTGAATTAGCTATTAAAAAAATCAGGTAAAAATCATAGAACCATGAAAACAGAAGATAAAGAGATGATATTTAAGGCACTGTGTGAATTAATACCTTATGAAGTTGAATTCATTCACAATGATGAATTACACATTGATCGTTGGGGACTCATTGAAAAGGGAATGGCTATCGACAAAAGGACAATAAAATAATGACATTTAATTCAACCATAGCACGTAAAAAGAAACAGTGTAAAGGATGCCCAAAGGTAACCTATATTTATGCCCGTGACAACTGCTTAGAATGCGACAGGAAAGAAAACCCTACTAAACACGGTATACAGCCAAAAGGAGAAACGCAAAAGAAGCGTAAACGAATCAATCCGGTAAGCGATAAAAAAGCAACTGAATTAAAAAAGTATAGGTTGTTACGAGATTTGTATATGGAAAATCATTCTATTTGTGAATTTAAAGAGTGTTCAAAACCTTCAAATGATCTTCACCATAAGAAGCCACGTAAAACACACTTATGCGATGTAACCGTGTTTATGAGCGTTTGTCGGAATCATCATGATTGGATCCACAACAATCATGCAAAAGCAGTAGAATTGGGATATTTATATCAAGCAATTAGGAAATGAAAGATAAGAAGACTATGGAGCTTACCGGTAAGGATGCGCTTGATGAATTAGAAAGAAGACTAGCATTGATTAAATCAGAACCAAACGGTTTAGTCCGAGAAACAATGATAGATAATTTTCTAATAGATGTAATCGTATCAGAACTAGAAATAAAAGATAAAACAAAGGACACAAGCCAAATTTGTTATAAAGACCAGAAACCGTGTAAATATGATTGTCCGGGACTTTGCAGAGAATCAATGTAATATGAGTGACGTTAAAACTAAAGTACGCAAATGTGATTATTGCGAAAAGGATACATATCAGACTATAAGGTATTTCTATCCGGAAGGTCAAGAGCCGTTAATATGGTTTTGTATTGTATGTAAAAAGGAAAATGATTTCGTTAAATTAAAAACAAAGGTTTAGCCTGTAACTATAAGAACTATGAAACAAACAATATTTGGATTTCACCCTAAGCGAAACATAGCTAACAGAACTAATAAGTTAATTAAGTTTCTGTACGGATTTAGCTTAAAATTAAGTTTTGACACCAGATTTTCAACAAAAGATAAGTTTGCGTTATTGGACTTTGATAAAAAGCTAAGGGAAATAACTCAAGAGCTATTCCAGAAATGGGATCATGACCAATGTGTTGTATGCGGAGATTCTATAAAAAAAGGAGACGGTATTTGTGACAAATGTGGAAAATCATATACTTAACCAACCCAATAACTTAGATAAGTAGAAGAAACTCTGAGAGAATTCAGAAAAGTCATAAAAAAGATTGCTGTTGAAGAATAAAATGTTATCTTTGAATAAGCGTTCAAACAATCCCAAAAGAAAGTATTTTATTAAAAGTCTTGAAACGTTGAAAGGTGACAATCCTATTGTTTGAACGCAATGAGTCCCTTTCGGTTGTTTCGAGATAAAACATAAAACATAAAACTATGTCAGTAACTATTTTAGAAGCATTGCAAAATGCAAATTACAACTTAGATAACATCGCTAAGATTGGCACCACCATTATTCCAATGGTTAAAAGTCAATTAAACAACGCTATTGTCTTATTAGAAAAAGGCTATGATGTTAACGATGAGGTTGAACCTTTATTGGAAGAGTTTGGAGATGTGGAGAAAGTGCCGGAAAAAGAAATAATTGGAGGTTAATTTTCTTACACCCAGTAGTAGTAAAGAAATGCTAAAGCAAGGGCCTCCCAAAATATTATCGGGGTGCCGGGTCGCTCCCGGTTCGCAAGGGCTTGTTGTTTTAGTGTTCTCAAGGTTATAGTGTAGCTCAACGTCGTCGACAATTTCGAAAGAGCGGTGCCAGGTTAGGCACAGGAACGTGAGAATCGTCAACTATAACCTGTTTGAAATTAAAGAATAAAACGATTAAATAGCGTAATAGGAACGCCTCAAGTAGTAAGGATAACCACGAGAGCGACTAACTATCGTAGTAGTGATCTTTCAGGGAAGTGACTGGAAATGAGTTATTACAGGTATCGAATCCTGTTTCAATCGTTTTAAATTAAAGAAATTGCTCATGGATATTGGATGTGAATTGACACAAAATAGAGCAATCAATATAAATATTATCCGGGTAGTGAGTTAACCAATCGGGGCGCAGCAGTGGTTCAAGTCCACTTAACTCACCAGTATATTAGTCAAGGATAAACGATACTTGATAAATGAAATAAAAATATGGATGGAAATTTAGCAATGGCGAATAGTATAGTTTATGCTGGCCCACACGATTTTGAACCTGAAGAATGGCAAGATATTACAAGGTATGAAATGTTTTATCAGGTATCAACTTTTGGACGTGTCAGAAGTATGGACAGAATTGTTAATCATGGATCTGGTCGAAAAAAATTAGTTGGCACAATTTTAAAATCCAATATTGGTGGAAGTGGCTATTTACAAGTGGGGTTATCTAAAGGTTGTAAAAGAAAAACATTTAAAATACATTCATTAATGGGACAGCAATTTTTAGGATATATCCTAAATGGAAACATGGATTTGGTTATTGATCATCTTGATGGAAATAAGTTAAATAATCATGTTAGTAATCTGCGGACAATAACTAATAGAGAGAATGTTACGAGAGCTATATCAGGAAGGAGCTCTAAGCATGTTGGAGTGTGTTGGCATAACGCTACAAATAAATGGATGTCACGAATAAAGATAAATGGAAAATCTGTTTATTTAGGAGTCTTTGAAGAGGAATATGACGCACATATAACTTATCAGGCTAAATTAAAAGAAATAACAAGGTAGCTCAGTTGGTTAGAGCAACGCCACGGTATGATGGGAAGATACCCCGTAAAAGCCCGTGTTCTGTTAGACGGAGGTTCGAGTCCTTCCCTTGTTACAAACTACACCAAAGAGGAAGGAGGTTCCTTGATTAATGGTCAGTAATATTGCAGGATAAGTTTTAAGATTTGTGCGCACATTTGGGATTGACACCGATAAGACCCAGTAAAAAAACGATGGATATTTGATAAGTCGGGCAAAGCAATATGAAGGCAGTAAATTAGCAGCAGAGGAACCTCCAAGAAATAAACCTACCGCAGGAAGCGGACCGAAAGTGATGATTAAGCCCCGATGTAAATTGCCGGGGTATTTTTAAAACAAAGACTATGAAACTGTATAAGCTAAAAAAAGAGATGTGGGAAATCTTGCCTAATCTAAAAAGGAAGGAAAAGCCCTTAGATTATTGGAAACAAGAAATCCAGGAAAAGGAAAAGTTTATGGGTCCTATGCAAAACTATATTGAACGACTATGAAACATAAATTTGTAACTCCTGTAAGTATGCCATGTACTCAGGAACAAGCAGAACAAATATCACTTAAACTAAAAGAATTAGGTTATGTTCACGATGGATTCCCTTGGGCTGACTATTCTGCAATATATACCTTACCAGATGGGATTTATGGATATGCTGATATGGGAAGTTTAGCATTAAGTTGTAAAGGAATGAATAAATTAGAAGCCTATAACCTTAAACTATTCCTAGCCTTAGGAGCTATGACAGATAAGCCGGAAGGAATATATGGTGAATGGTTTGTGCAAGAATCTACAGGAAACCTACTTATGTCTGTCCACGGAATTGTCTCTGATGGATTCAGAAAAGCAACCTCAGAAGAATTAATAGAACACTTTAGTAAGAAGGAAGAATCCGCTGGGGAAGAATGGAATGTAACAGGACATGTAACAACTAGAACATGCCAATCTAAAAAAGAAAACCCCAATCAGCTTTATAGATTAAAGGAGCACGTTAAAAAGTATATTCAAAACATCCCTATGTATGATATAAATTACCACGACAAAACACTTTTCGAAGTTGATGCACCTATAAAATGTTGGCAATCATGGGGCTACACTAAAGAAGGATTAGAACCAGTAGAAAGCCGGATAAAGATCGATATAGTTAATTATGTTGAACTTTTAAAAATGGAAGACTCTGAAATATCACATTGGACCGAAGAAGAACGCAAGAACATAGAACACTTTGTTAATGGTGAGTATTCAAATATATCCGAATTAGTGGATTTTAAAAGATGGCTAAATTTTATTGCACATCACAGATGATGTAATTATATTTGATTATGAAAAGATATTCGAAAGAACAATTGAGTGCTAAGGTTTTATATGAAAAGTATTGGGATAAAGAATTACCACATCATAAACCACTCTTTTTTAATTACAATCCAATTGTAAAAGAAGAAAGAGCCCCGGAAGACAGCAACCCACCTAAACGAAGTAATGGAAACCTCTAAACAATCACCTACACCTGTAGCTTTTCATTTTGGAGATCCCGGTTTTTGGCATAATAATAAGCCTTTTGGATATGATCAAATGACAAAAGATATTAAAGAATACTGGACTAACTTCATAGAATCCACACCAAAGGAAGATGAGTTAAAAGCAATAGGCAGCACAGGGACCGGATCAGGAAGAATAAATTTTAACTAATTATGATAGATCTGAGATACCTATTAAACCTTAGTGATAATTATTTATTATTTTTACATCAGGAAGAAATGCTAACATTAATGCAACAAGGATGGTCATTTGATTTAAATGATTATTTGATTATAGAACAAGATGGACAATATAATGGTCAAAACAAATGTCTATGAGGACTCTAACAGAAATATTAAAGGATGCTGACAAAGCTGAGACTTTAAAAGAATTGGACGATTTGCGTCTTGAGTTCGTAAAGATTATTTACGAATACCCAGCAGCAGCGGTTAGTTATGCGCAGGAACATATTGAAGGATTGGTTAAGGAAATGGCTAAAAAAGACGCTCGTTTACTTATCAATTTTTTGGAGCATAACAATATATTTGAAAGTCCTAAATTTGCATCAGGAACAGAACGAGTTCTTAATGTTACTAATGTAGGAAGGAACCAGATATTAGCTGAAAAAATTAAAAGAATGAACTTAAAACCAACATTCTGGCAAAGACTAAAGAAGGCATGGAACATATTAATTGGTAAGTGATGGGATTCTTAACACCAGAAGAGTTTGAAATAAGATGTATGGATTATAGGAGGCTACTTATAAAATATATGTATACAGTAATCGAAGAAGAAGGGTCTTCATTTATTAATAACGGAACATGGACAAAAATAGAGAAATTGGTTTTGAAAAAAATTGAAAAAGAAATAAATCAAGAATTATATTCTTAATAATCTAATTATGAACTATAAAGAGGCAGCAGATAAGTTAGATGAGTTCATTACATGGTCAATGAGACAACGCGGTATAGTAGCTTACACTGCTGGACAAATAGCTAAGTTTCAAAAAGGATTTGATAATACTGGTTTTAAGCCCAGTGAAATATTAATGAATTTACCAATTACAGTCAGGTATAAAGATATAACATCTAAATTAGATTTGCCTGAGGATAATAAGCAAGAGGATATAATCCCTCGGAAATCCTTGTATTTAATGCATGTTAAATTAACATGAGAAGTATAGTAAAATATGTTAGACCGACATTAGCTATAATTATGTTAGTTGGTGACGTGACACTATTTATTGTTTTTGCTTGGTTCCCATCTTATTTAATATTAAAAATTCTAGCAACCTATGTATCAATATCTTTGTTAGTAATAGTTTATTTAGTTATAACTGCTGAATTATGAATGACTTAAAACCAGAATGGAGAGTATTTGCAGAACAGTACGTAATAGACTGGAATGGCACACGATCTTATCAGGTTGCTTATCCTAATGCAGACTATGATACTGCTAGATCGAATCAGTCTAAACTGCTTGCAAAAACTTGCATAACTGATTATATCGAGGAAATACAAAAGGACTTAAGTAAATTAGCCGGGGTAAGCGCGCTAGGGAACATTTTAGAGCTTAAAAAGATTCTACAAGGGGAAGACTCCAAAGATGAACGAACAATCGATAAGATCAAAGCTATTGAGGTCATTAATAAAATGGTCGGGTACAATGCGCCGGACAAAACAGATATTACATCTGGTGGAGATAAGATTGGAACAGATTACACAGATAAACAACGCGCAAGGCTAGAGGAATTAGAGGAAATGGCAATAAAAGAGGCTATGGAGGAATTGAAAAAAGATGAAAAGAAATGACTATGAAATTATTAACTATAAGATTCGGAACCTGGAATAATGGTGCAAGTGGAGGCAGATTGAGGCGTATATTCCAGAGAATATGGATTAAAGGATATATTTGGACCCCGTTCGTGTTTATTGAATATAGATTGTTAAAATGATTAGCATTATTCTAAGGAAGCATCTAAAACACCAAACGGCGATTCAAGCGAGTGAATAACGATTATCTCTAGGGAAACACTTTTTAAATGATAGTAGTAAAACATAGGATTATGCAAATAAACAAACGGAGCTCCTGCTTCGCAGAAAATAAGAGTATATGGATTTTAATCCTACGGATCATGTGGTCCACTCCTTTCAGTCGCTCTTACCACATTTTAAAATCCATATGGGCAACGGTTTAAAATGAATCCCAAAACGCACATACGGATCTGCAAACAAAAATCACGGGTATACCTCAGACAGGCCTGTATTTAATTTTTAATAAAACTTTCTGACTTCGATCAGAATAATAAATGAGAAATGAAATTGATTACCGTAATATGAAAAAATAAATACTCCCGCTTCTGGCAATAAACACCTATTACTACAGACTTCCGTAATTAATTCTTATGGGAAAAGTTAAGAATTACCGGCGTTTAAAGCCCCAAAGCTTACTTAACATAACGTATAGTTATAGAAGTGCTTTCCATATAATTCCGAAAGACCTATAACTTTATATTATGTTAAGTAGCCCCGCGAATAAGGAATATAGTGTAGAGCATGAAATTTTTTGATTTGTGGGGATTATTGACATTAATTATATTCTATGGGTTATAAACTTTAACTAGATAAAAATGAATAACGATTATTATATTGCCCCTATAAGTTTTTACGAACATAACTTTAAGGTTATACGCATGGAAGATATAGTACCATATGATTTAGATCAGGTTGTTCAAGGGATTTTGAGCCCCTATTATACTCCTATTCTTAAAATTAAAATACCGGGAGTGAATGAAGTTTTTGAAGCGGCGATTGATACGGGAGCCTACAAGTCACATATTACACGTGGGTTTGCGGAAACCCATAGATTAATAGCATCAGGATATCAAAGAGCGCTATATGCTGGTCAAGATGGAGCACACGAGAGCCCCTTGTTTGATATTAAATTTGAGATTGAAGGAATTAACAATCTATTTACTGAAGAGTTTGCAGAATTGCCCGGGAATTACCTTCATCCAATCATATTAGGAAGTAAATTCCTAGCCTGTTGTAAAGAGTTTAGATTTCATCCTGATAGAAAAGAATTTGAATTATTCATGTAAGGAATAACAAGCAGTATTTAGATAAACACTACTTAACAGATTAAATAAGAAGACTATGAAACAACTAATAACATTTGAAACTGCAAAATTGGCTAAGGAGAAAGGATTTGATTTAATATCAAATAATCCTGCTGTTACTGCCCATAATGTTGGAAAAAGAGTAACATTAACCGGTCATAATTTACCACCTCAATCAGTACTGTCAAGATGGTTAAGGGAGAAGCATAATATTCATGTAAATCCAATAAGTAATTTTACAGCAAGATTTGGAGACTATAATTTGGAAATAGTATCCATAAATAAAGGTGTTGTAAATTCTATCATATTTAGAGAAAAAGGAAGGTTAAAATCATTCTTTGATTCACATGAAGAAGCATTAGAAAAAGGTCTTCAGGAAGCATTAAAACTGATCAACCCTCCAATAACTTAGGTAAGTAACTATGAGCACTGAAAAGATCAAATGCAGATGTGGTGGAATATTTACAATAACTAAAAAAGGATATTCTTATGATAGGGATAATTATTGTGAAGTATGTAAATCAGTAAATATTGATCCTGATAAAAGGACTTAGGTAAGTAATACAAACTAAAATAGAAGATTATGGATAAGAATTTTAGAGATAAAATAGCAGCTTACTTAAGCAAACAGTTTGATGAAAAAAAAGTATATGAGTGTATGCCAGAAAATGAAACTGGATATACTTATATACCACCTTCAGCAATGTATAAAATTGTCGATGGTCTAATTCCGCTAATAAAATCAGAATTAAAAAAAAGAATTCAATCCTCCAAAAGGACTTAGGTAAGTAATACAAACTAAAAATTATAAAAACCTTATGAAGACAATAAGTATAAATTTTGGAACTTGGGACAAAGCCGCTAAAGGCGGTAGATTAAGACGAATATACACGCGTATATCTATTAATAGGCATAAATGGACCCCATTTGTTATTGTACAATATAGGTTATTATATCGCGAAAACTGCCTAGCCGGATTTGATCCTTGGGATGATGATCATGTAAGAGATTAATACAAAGAACTATGAGCGAATCAATTAATTATAAAGAACCAATAAGTCTATTTGAAGAAGCAAAGATTTATGTTGAATCACATTGCATTTATAATAGCGAAACTAAAGTTATAAAGGATTGTGACGCTACAGTACACAATGTATCTCAGATGTTAACTAGATTTTATAAAGAGATTAGAGCAAAGGAGGCTAAAGGATATTTCGTATGTAATTAACCCTCCAACAACTTAGGTAAGTAACCCCCTATTTGGAAAGATCGTAGATTAACTAAAACACTTATGAACGAATATAATTTAAATAAGCAAAAGGAAGGAGCTATGAATCTAATTAAAGGAGCTGCTCCTTCGTCGATTAAAGACGCGAAGAAATTATTTCAATTGATAAAGAAATTGAATAAGGGTGGCGTTTCTGTAAGTATAGATAGCGTCAGAATTAAAGTAGGCTAATCTCTTCTAAGAAGTCAGTTATTATGATACAATTAGATGTTAACGACCCTGTGATTTACTGGTCTCTATTAATTTCACTTTCTGTTCTATCTGTTCCACTCGTTTATGTAGCTTATCTTGTTTTGCAGATTCTACGGATTGATATATCCTTATGGCTATCGAGAAGAGAACGCCGCAAGAACCGATAAGGATTGCCCAAAATTTAATCAACTCAATAATTTTATTTCTTCGTTCCTTTTTGAACTTTTCACTAAATCCTCCATTTTCATAAAGAATCATTCCGTCATAAGTTATAATAAATGTCTCTTCATTAGAGATTGTTTCATCCTTATACTTTGTGCCTTTAGGAAATCTTTTCAAAAGTTCGTCATTATTTGCAAGCTTTCTAACAGCTAATGCAGCATGGTTTGTACTAATTCCGTATTCTTTGGCATATTCAATGATGTCATTAATGGTGAACACCATCATTCCTTCTTCTTCACGCGTACTTCTATTGTTATAAAAATGCTTAAGTATTAAATCTAACTCTTCGTGAGTTTCCATAGTCCTACGCAAGGTAACCTTTTCTAAACCCCCAGGCGATAAGGTGAGCAACGTTCTTTACTCCTACTCTAATCAACATATCACTACGCATTTTTTCGATAGTCCTCTGGCTATTTTCAAGCTTAACCGCTATCTCTTCACTCGAATAACCATCTGCTAACAACCGGAGTATTTCCAGCTGTTTGGGCGTAATGTTTCTTTCCATTACGCTAATTTAAAATGTTATTTGTTATACGTAGTAATAATTATGATGTTATACATAGGTGTTTTTACTTACGTATTTTCACGTATTTTTTGTTATATTTGTATAGGTATATTTATAAAAGACTATGAAATATTTATTAGTAATTCTACTATGTTGCGCATCGCTAACCTTGCAATCACAATCATATAAAGAACTAAAAAAAGAAAAACCTTGGGGCTTATTTTTAAGTAATGATAAATTTGAACAGATAACATGGGTAAAGACGGGACCTATGCCTATGGGAACTCTTATAGGAAATTCTAACTATGGATTAAAGTTGCACGTATATTTTGGTATTTATGCAGACGGAAGTACAACATCATTACGATTTAAATTCAAATATAATTCATCTAGTTGGATGTTTATTGAAACTCTAACTTTCTTATGTGGACAAGGAAAGAAACAGCTGCCGCCAATAAAAATATCCATGGATCGTGATACGAGTCCTGTAAGGGATGTTCGTTATGGTGGTAACATATTAGAAGTATATGATGTTACTTTAAATGATGAATTAGATAAATTTGTAGAATATTATATTAATGGAGGAAAATTCACATCCACAAAGATAGGTGGTAAGGATTCTTATTTAGTCATGGGAACGTTTGGAATTAAACTCAATAAGAGGTTACCTCCTATTTATGAATATTATAAGAAGAAGTCTGCAAAAAATTGATGATATTGCAATCATAAAATTTATCATGTAATGATCAAGGAAATGGAAAAACAAATAAATACTTTTAAAGATAATCTTGATGCTGGAAAATATTCCAAAAGAGCAAAAGAATTAAGAACAATTTCATTCCCGCATATAGGTTCTAAGGTTAATCACTCAGAATTAATTGAATTAATTGCAGTAGCAGATGAAATAAAACATTCAGCAGAAAATTATATTTCCTACCTTAAGAAGGTTATTGATGATTTACCTAATCAATAGTTGCTTCTATTTCATAATTTCCATAATCTTTAGGATTGTATATATTCACAATTAATTCTATCTCATTTTCTGAATGAGTGATTTTTGCAATTTTATATGTTTTGTTTTCAAATATAATAAACTCTTCAACCCTGGGGCAGCATTGAAACTTAGTAGTTCCTATATTTTTAAAAGAATATTCAGCGCCATATCCTTGATCTATTTTAAGTATTAATTTAAAATTCATAGTCTTATTTTTATGCAATATAGTAATTTTTTAATAGCACCATAAGAAATAACAAACACCCCCGCTTCTATTCATTTTACCCTCATTAAAAACTCTCTTTATTGTTCGTACCTCACAATAACCGTTTTCAATAAGGGGCACCGTTGCCCCGAAACCTATACGCATACTCACCATTTCATAGGATTATAACTAAACAAATTTGTTTCCAATATGAACCGATAAAGTCAACAATTTTATTTAGTTATAATAGGCATATTCCCAGGAAGCAGACGAAAAACATTGCATCATAAGAAGCAAATACATACCTTTGAAGTATTAATGATGGTCGGTACCCATCATATTTAAACAATATTTATCCTATTGGGGAAGGCGGTACCGAAGCTGACCCTCGTAGGATTTTTTATTTTATGGAAAGTACATTTGGACATATAACGAGAGAATATATTGAGGAAGTAGGCGTAGAATACGCATTGAAAGATTTGTTTCTTCACCAAAAAGAATTGTGTTCAAGAATTGATCAAATTGATTTTGGTGAATATGACCCAAATGAAATTGATCTTATAGAGATGAATGGATGGTTATACATCTCTAGCTCACAATTTTTTGATTACGGTGCATCCGGTAAGACTAGGAACATATATTTTATTTTTTTATTGACGTTAGCTTTTTGTGATTTAGATATAAAAATGATATTCAAGAGGGATGGAGAGCATTATCTTAGCGCAATGTTTACAACTCATTTAATAGAATTCACGGTTGGTCAAATGGAGGGTACGAAAAAGCCTAAAAAGCCAAGTAAAACGTATTTAATGCGTGATTCAAATACTGGTTATACTAAGATAGGTAAATCAGTAAACCCAATGCATCGCGAAACCGTTCTCCAATCAGAAAAACCAACAATACAATTATTTGCTGTATGTGAAGATAATATTGAATCTAAATTGCATAAGAAATTTAAACATTGTCGAATACGTGGCGAATGGTTCGATTTATCCAATAATGAAATATTGGATTTGATGAATGAACATGGGTTTAATTGTTATCCTGAGATAGTAAAGGAAACTATAAACGAGTAGATTGAAGAGATTATGAAAATAACCAATATAGAACAAAATAAGAACATTTACACCGTTACGTTTACTCCTGGAATAATAGGCAAACTATTTTTTATGCGTGAAAAAACTGTACAATATAAAGACATAGGAGAAACCTATATGTTGGGAGGAGACCATGTTTATGTAGATAAAAATGGTGAAAGGCTTGGTATTTTTGATCCTATTCAGGAAAAGTTAACTGCTTTTAGAAACAGATTTTAATTAACTAAAATATAGACTATGGAAAAAGAGATAAAAGAAATTGAAATAAAAACTGAAGGATTTTATGTCCAGAATAGCTCTAGCTATAAAAATGCAACCAAAATAACTGATTTAATAGTATGGTTGAATGAAGCTCTAAATAAAGGAGCTACTCATTTAGACTTGTACGCTGAGTTGGAACAAGATTTTGATTCTAGTTTTTGCACAGACATTGAATTTAATGCTATTAAATATGAATTGGAATCTGATAAAGATTTTGAAAAACGTAAAATAGACAAGGATCAACAGGAAGTATCAAGGCTTAACGAATTGGAAATAAAAGAACGTTCTGAATACGAGCGTTTGAAAAATAAGTATGATACAAAGAGTTAAAGACTATGGAAGCAAATGAATTAAGAATTGGGAATTGGGTAGAATATTTTCATGATCAAAATGGATTTATACAATTGCCCTTAGATAAGGAAATGTTTGATTTAGCCTATTCAGTTTTAGAAGAAAAAAAACATCTTGAATATGATTTTAACCCCATTCCATTAACCGAGGAATGGTGGCCTAAATTTGATTATGAATCTATACAGGAATTTGCTTGTCATATTTCAGAAAAAGCAGAAATGTATTTGGGTATTCACATTGATTTTTATAATGATGAAGGAATTCAGTTCATTGAAAATCTACCAATTCATAAGATACAAAACCTATATTTCATATTAACTGGTGAAGAACTAGAAATAAAATGACCACACAAGAACAGATAGAAACACAGACCGCTGCGATAATCTCTTATCAAGTAGATGTGATTATGCATTGCACAGACAACAATATAGAGCTTAAGCCTATTACAAAAACATTGAAATGGAGACTATTGGAGCTTACTTTATCAATCGATAATTTTAAATTGCGTACATTAGCGTTCATAATCAAAGTTTCTGATCGATGGAACAAGAAGAACTATTAAAGCTTCGCGACGCATACAGTATAGAAAAGAACATTAAAAGTGTTACTATTAACTATACTAACGGAGAGGCTACCAGGTATTTCAACGCCAGTCAGTGGTGTTTATTCCGAAAGCGAATAATACAAAGAATAGCTGAAGGTATTTGTGAAGTAGAGATAGAACCGGTATGACTTTCGAAGAGTTGATAAACCTGATAGACATAGAGGATATTAGGAAGCATATAAAGGTAGTTACAGTTACTTATAACCCGGAATGTATAAAAGACTTTAACCCTTATGAATGGTATGCAATAAGATATGAAACAGTGAACACTATTTGTGCCGTTGAATTTAATTGTCCTAAACGCCTAAAGATATTAGAAACCAGAATGCAGAACTAATGAAAGAATTACCTAGTAAATTTACGCTCGGAGGAATAGAGTGGGAAATCAAGTTTAACGAAAAGGAGCTATCTAAAAATGGTGCTTATGGTCAGATGTGGTTTACTTCAAGCTTAATAAACCTAACAAAAACTCACAATGGAGAAGATTTAAAAATTGACAACATCGAACAAACATTATACCATGAAGTTACTCATGCAATATTGAACACTTTAGGAGAGCATGAATTGAGTGATAATGAAGAGTTTGTGCAAAAGTTCAGCTTGCTTTTACATCAATTTGAAAAGTCAAAAAGGTGACCCCAGCACAAAAAGAAGAATACCTAGACCTTATAGAGTTGCGTGACCGTTGGAATAGAACACAACAATTACAAGACTGTGAATCAACGGAGAATAATGTTAATTATAATTTCATCCTAAAATCATTAAGTGAACAACAATATGATTCTAAGGATAAACTAATCGCTGGTTATGGAGGGGTTGTATTAGAAGGGTCCAGCCGATCAGGCAAGACATGGTCAGGCGTTGATTTTATAATTTATCTCAGCACTATTCTACATGTAACTGACGGGTGTACGATCAACATTTACCGGGAAACGTACAACGAATTTAAAACAACTCTATATGATGATTTCAAAAGACGATTAGATGATTTTGGCCTACCCAATAAATTCAAGGAAGCTGAAGAAGTTAAGAGTTTTAAAATAGGCAATTCAAAGGTTTATTTTTTAGGTGATGGAAAACACGGAGGCGGTTGTGATTATGCATTTTTCAACGAAGCAATGATGATCAAAAGAGGTGTGTTTGATCAAGTTGAAATGCGTTGCCGGAAATTCTGGTGGATGGATTACAACCCATCATTCACTGAACACTGGATTTTTAATTCTGTTATAACCAGACCGGATGTAGGGTTCTTAAGGACTACATTTAATCAGAACACGCATATTTCAATAAAAGAAAAAAACAAAATACTAGGTTATGAACCGTGGCTACCAGGAAGCTATCAGATAGAAGGCAATAAAATGATGTATAGAGGTGAAGAGGTTTCTGATAAAAACCAACCACCACCACACCCGGAAAACATAGAATACAATACGGTTGATGAGTTTAATTGGAAAGTTTATGGGCTTGGTTTAAGAGGCTCAATGAAAGGGCTAATTTTCAATAATGTTCAATACATAGATGAGTTTCCGTCACACGTTGCTCATACATACGGTTTAGATTTTGGTTTCACCAACGATCCTACAGCGTTAGTGAAATATGGTGAAGAAGGACCAAATATTTATTTAGAACTATTGTGCTATCAGCCAATGGAAACCCCTGACATAATTGACTCTTTTCTTAAATCAATAGGAATAAGTAAACACGATCCAATAACAGCAGATAGTGCTGACAGGTTTACCCATCAAACAAAGGGGTCATTTCAAATGGTATCCGCTCTTTATGAAATGGATTGGGAGGTTGAAAAAGTAGTGAAGACACACTCTGTTATGTTTTGGATAACATCAATGCGAAAGAAAAAAATATACATTGTTAGAAATGCATTATATAAATTTGCAAGAAAAGAAGCTGAAAACTATAGGTTCATGGAGATAAATGGAATAGCGATTAACAAGCCTGAAGATAAGTTTAATCATTTTTGGGATGGGTCACGCTATGCTCATATGTCATATGATTCTGGATATAGTTCTGATTGGCAATAATTTAGTATATTTGTATATGAAAACCTTAGACTTTATAAAATCAAATATAGGCAATAAGATTTACCTGACTCCCGATGGGGATTTGATGATGAATGGAGAATTAAAACCTCTTATCCGTGAAAAACAAGAATTGATATTAACCCGATTAACAAAAGGAGGTAGAGCCATTGTTACCGATAAAAACGGTTGCGAATATTCAGTTCCTCCAAAAAACATACGAGAGATCAATGATTTAGAAAAATAAAATTAAAAACAAAAAAACTTGTATTAGTTAAAAATAATTTATATACATTTGTAAAATAGTACGCTGAAAAAAGACTTTCAAGCTATTCAATACGGACAATGTCTAAAGAATTTATTGAAAAGAAAGTGGGGTCTTCATCTATACAGCTTGCCAGAAAACAGCAAAGGCAATTAGCGTACTTCACCCAATCTACAGTTCAACAAGAAATAACCCTTGACTATTTAAAGGTTTGGGGCGAACGCCAATTCAGAGGAAATGATGACTTCCTTAATTGGGTAAAGACCGTTTTTAAAACAGATAATTTCCTTAGTTTTTTTAAATATCTCCGGTTCCCTATATCATCTTCTAAACTAATTAATCAAAGGGTTATACCGGAACTTAAAAGAGTCTTCTTCTCAGAGGATTCTTTTTTCAATTATACGATTAATGGTGAAAATGTAGAAGCTCCTGAGAGTTTACAAATAAAAGAATTCAACAAATTAGTCTTCGATGCACTTATGTTTCGGCATAACGATATCATGGTGCATGATTTGATTGATATTAACATGCCTGTTAGACACATGGTGTCAATTGACAATGTTAAAGCTTTAGAATCGTCTAACAGCACCATTAAAAGAATAGCGTTTAGCGCTTCATTGCCTACTGAAAACGGTATAATACAAGGCTTCTTATTCATGGACGATGAACGGTTTCAGTTCTTTGAGAAAGAAACCTTAAGCATTTTGTTAGATGTGCCTCATGATTTAGGAGTATGCCCCGCTGATTATATAGCTGACGAACCTTTTGCAGACGACGATATAGTTCGAAAATCTAGGTTTAGCTATATGCGTGAAGAGTTGGAGGAATATGTATTTCTTAAGACATTACAACGTATGTCTGATCCTAACGGAGCTATTCCGGTAACAACAGTACTTAAGACCAAAGAGAATGAAAAAGGAGATGATATAAAAGGCTCTAGTCCTGGACATCCCATGAGTTCAAAAGAAATAGGCAGCCAAAGAGCTAGAATAGGTAGTGAAATTACAGAGTCTAAATCAGTACATCAAGCAGGTACGGTTATAAATGTTAAAGCTCCAAGAAAACAAGATGGATCTGTTGATGTAGATGCGGTAAAGAATTTCATCAACTATTTCCATATGCCTGTAGAACAATTGGACTACATCAACACCAGAGTTAAGGAAATCGAACAAAGTATTATAATCTCATTAGCCGGAGTATCTAAAGAAGGCAAAGAGGAAGCAATGAACGAGTTGCAGAATAAAATAGGACTTGTATCAAAAGAAGATAGGTTACGGGATGTTTCGTTTGAATTATCCAGAATAAGACAACGATCAGACAACAAAATGTTAGGTTTTCAATTTGGCCCCGACCGTGTGACCAATGAGGCTAATTATGGGACTGACTTTTTCCAAGAATCGGAAGAACAATTATTGGCTTTATTTGAAAAAGCACCAAACCCAATTGAAAGACAGAGGATTCTTATCAAATTATCTCAAACTCAGAATAAGTTTAATAAAGACAAATCAGAAAAGAATGTTCTCCTGAACAAGCTTCTGCCTTATCCGAGCGACTTAGATTTCGATAAGGCCATTGATAGAAACATTGTAACCGACACCACATTTCAATATCAAACACAATTCACACATTGGATAGGAATATTTGAATCTCAATTCGGTGACATCCTTGAGTTTTCCAGAATGATAGAAGGAACGGAGTCCGAAAAGCTGGTATTAATAAATAATTTAATTACACAAATAATAAATCAAAGTACAATACAAACAATACCCACAGAATAAAAGATTATGAGTGATTTAAAAGAAAAACACCCAACAATACACCTTCACATTTACAAAATCAAGAAAGGCATTCCAGGAGTTGTTAAGGATGAAAAAGGAAAAGTTGTAAACGACAACCATAAGGTTAGCCTTCCTTTCGACACGATGGAATGGAACAATTGGTTAAAACAAGTTATACCAAGTGGTATAATTAAAATTGACGTAATAGGGTTTGCTAAAATAAAAACGGATGAGAACGGCCACTATGTATCCCATACATTTGTGGATGTTCCGGAAGAAGTAGAAAAGAAAGTGCAAGATTCTTTGGTTGTAAAACTTGACATTAAGCTGACACCAGAACAAAAAGAAATAGCAGAGCTTAAGAAAGAGGGTGCAGAATTAAAAGCAATGGTTAAAGCAATGCAGTCCGGTAACAGTTCGGTTGTTGAAGATAAATCAGAAACTCCTCCTGAGTTAGTAGAAGCAAAGGAAAAATATGTAAATATTTTTGGTAAAAAAGGACATCATTTATGGAGCCTTGAGACTATCAAAGAGAAGATTGCAGAAAAACAAAAGGAAGAAGTTTAATTAACCAAACGAAATAAAAGATTATGGAGTTTTCAAAAGAATTCATAGAAGAGAATAAATTAGAAGAGGCGCAAGTAACAGCTGTTAGTTCACATGTAGCAAACGCAATTGCAGACCTTAAAGGGGAGTGGGACGGCAAAGCCAATAAGGATGCTGAAGGAATATTGACCGGAGCGTCTAAAAGGATTACTGAGCTCACAGGGGTTGAAAGAGATCAAGGAGAAAAAGTAGGTGATTTCATTAATAGATCATGGGATTCTTTTTCAACATCTAAATCTACTGAGCTTCAAACTAAAATAGATGAATACGACGAAAAAATAAAATCAGTTAAAGGGAGCGAAGCTCTAGTAAAAGAATTCGAGGCTAATAAAAAAACCTTGGAGGAATTCCAAAAGAAAGCGGCACAAGTAGACGATTTGATGCCTTATAAAGAAAAGTATGAAACACTTTTTGAACAGCATTCTGGCTTGAAGCTTGAAACAGCATTCAACAGTGTTAAACCTAGTTTTTCACAGGATGTTAATTCTTATGAGGCGAAAGCTAAATGGGATGAATTCGTTAAAAAGACTCTAAACGAATGGACTCCTGAAAAAGTTGAGGGCGAATGGATGGCTATCAACAAGGAAAACCCACATAAAACAATAAAACTGTCAGAATTAATAAGCAAAGACGCTGAATTGACAGAATTAGCAAAAGGTAGGCAGCAAAAAGGTCCGAACGCAAAACCAATTACACTAGAAAAGATTGAAGGTGTTCCATTTAGTGTGCCGGATACTGCTGTTAATGATTCTATTGAACGTTCAAAGCTTATAAAAGACCATTTGCTTTCAACACATAAAGGGCTCAGTGTCTTGGATCAAAAATATTCAAAACTATTTTCTGAGTATAATAACAAAATCCGTGGCAATGTTGCTGCGGCTTAATTAACGAAATTAAAAACAAATGGCATTTTTAGACGTATCACAATGGAATGATATCCAAGAAACAGCTGCAACCAATGAAAAGAGGTTTGCTGAGCTGGGTCTGGTGGATGGCGTTAAAGCGTCGACTCCGGCTACAACGGAATACATTCCACCTAGCGCAATGGAGGCTTTAATGAGTCTTTCAGCATCAAGGGACGTACAAATCCCTGTAATCAGAGACCAAACAGTATCTGTTGTACAGACACCTGGGTTCAATTTTATTCCTGATAACCTACCAGAAACGGACCAATATACATTTGTGCCTTTCGATGTATTTTCGGGATTCAGACATTTCCCCGGTGCATTTGACAATAACGCTGTAGATGCAGAGTTCACACGTCAACAAGTGATGAAGAATGTTGCCTATCAAATGGGTATTGTGACCGAAAGTATTCTTGAGGCTCAAATGGAAACACGTAAAAGTCAATTGCTGAATTTTACTACGCAAGTTTCTCAGGGTGACGGTACTTTTGTATTTAATGCTGGCACAGACACATTGGAAGTCAATAAGGCGGCCCAAAAAGAAACAATGTTTTTTAACCTCGAACAGTTAATGGAGGCAAATGAGCTTCCGGGTAATTACCGATTGACTACAAGTAGAGGAGGTATGGCTGTTCAGAGATCAGAGGCAGCTAAGTTTGGAGCAAATAACGACAAAAACCTTCAGGCTCTTGGATTCCTTCCTAGTGATAGACTGCATGAGACTGGAAACATTTCCCCGGGATCCGACATATTCAACGGTTTCTTCTACCGGGACGGATCGGTGGGAATGATTGAGAATTTCCCTTGGGACTTTAGAAACGGTACTGAAATTAACGGCCAAAAGTGGTCTATCACGGATATGGAACTTCCATTTGTAAAAATGAGAGCGAATGTATTCGTAAATAGTGAAGCTACTGAAGCAACTAGTTTGATTTCTCCGGCTACTGATTCCAACCTAATCATGACTCATTTTGAGGAAATGGCAATATGGGTTAGGTTCTATTTTGTATTTAGGTTTAATTCTGACTTGGCAAACAGGGCACAGGATATTGTAAAAATTAAAGGTTTAACTTCGTAATTATGGGATGGTTTGTATATCAAGCAGAAGACTCAAAGGTCTATATTGAAGGAAACGGTAAAAGCCAGGCTTTAACCGAAGACGTAACAGCTGCAATTACGTTAACAGATGAAGATAGTGGAAAGGTTTTAGTACTGAAGGCTGCGGCTGGTGTTGCAATAACCCTTCCGGCTGTCACCTTAAAAGGGTTTACGTGTAGAATTGTTACGGGACTTGCCTTTGCAACGACTCCGTGGACAGTTATCAGCGCTACTAATATAATTCAAGGCAATGTGTTAGTGAATGGCGCTGCTGTTGCAGGGGTAAATGAGAATACGATAAGCTTTGTAGAAAGCGCTGAATCACTAGGGGACTATGTTGACATTGTTAGTGATGGAACTAATTTCTATGTTTCTGGTAGCGCTGTTACCGCAGGCGCCATTACTCTTACAGTAGTGTAATGGTATTAGGATTTTCAGAAGATTTTACAAGTAATGTTACGCTGGATAGTGATTTAATTGCTGTTCCAGATAGCAAAATGTATTTCAATAGTGGTGTTCATTCGAGCATCACTATTGACAATCTTTTGAAATTCCTTCCTGTTCTTGAAATCACTTTCGACACTTTCAATATAGCTACTACATATGGAAAGTTTGAGGACAGCAGAAAACGTACTGACATAGTAGAGGCCGGAGGTATAATATTCATGTCTTTAACGGCTTCTAATGTTGGAAACACTCCTGCATCTTCTCCAACTAACTGGTTGGAAACAACTATTGATAGTTTAAGGATTAGACTACACGTTTTCAAAGTTCAAGACAGGTTATTAACTGAATTGAAATTACAAAAAAGATTAGTTGATAATCAATATTTATATAGCGTTGGAGATGTAATAAAGGATGAGGTAAACGCTTTATCTGGTAATTTTAACGGCTGGGCGTTTGAGCCCAAAGGCTCCGATTATGTCGCGATAAAGATTAATAGCGCAGCATTGCAAGCCCCTACGGCGTCACCTGTAACGTTATCCATAATAAACCAGGGGATTTTAAAAGACACAATTACTTTAAATCCAACGGCAGACGGTCGTTTAACTTTCGAAGCGCAAACAAATAAAATATTGTTTGGTGAAAAGGGTAGATGGGAATTAGTTTTCCCGACACAAGATGTATTTAACAACAGTTCATTTATCGACGCATTGCAATTTGATGGATTTGTCGCATATACAATTAATGGCATTGGGTCCACGCCAGAGAGTTCAGATTATTCTATCAGCACAGTAGGAAATGGACTAAACTTTAACATAAGCGCCTATTTGGATGCTACTGAATATGTAAAAGATAATCTTGAATATTTTGGTAGTTTCTTTCAGTCTACATTCGAATTAATAACGTTAGAAATGTTCTTGCAGAATGCTCATAATCGAAGCAACAGGAATCAAAGAGAACAAACCAGCGATAAACAATTAGAGGTGCAGACAGTGGTATTAGATCAGAATACAGTAGCAAAAAGATGGGAAAGGGAACGTAAAAACGCTGTTAATCAATTGAGAAAAACGTTTGATCGACAATTAGAATCAGATGAAAGTGGTGAAATAGAAATAGAAATAGGATCAATATGAAAGATATTATAGCACACGATGCAACACAGGATATAACAAGTCAGGTATTCACAGCCCCGAAATGTTCTAAACTCATTGTTAGTATAAAACATACGGGAATAGTAGATGGTGATGGTACTTTGTTCTTGAATCAATCAAATATTGATCCCGTTGGAGCCGATCCAGTGCCCGCAATTCCGGCAGGGGTAGAGATTAAGAACGGAACCGACACAATAACATTTGAAGTCACGAGTCCTGCTGATAAATTTGAATTCACATATAATCATGATGCTATTTCGGCTGGGACATTAGATGTGATTATTAAAATACTTTATTCAACTGATTCGAAATAATTATGGGAATAAGCATAAAAGAAGATGGAATAAAAAAATATACAGCTGTTCAGGCCGGGGTACTTCCTTTGATTAATGGGACTGTTGTCTATGTAATTAGTACAGATATTACCTTTACCTCAAAAGGGTTTTGGGCAATTGAAGAAGGAGCTTGGGTTAAGAAATAGATGCCTTTAATACAGAAAATAGCGCCAGTAGGAGTAGATAGAGATATTGACAGGATCAATGAACACATATTTAATGAACTTGATTGGGAAAGCATATCAGGCGTTACTCATGAGGCTAATCATAGAGCTTATTTAAATAAGATTGTAGACGGCAACCTGAGAATACCAGAGTTGTTTAATCCTGCAACTAAAGATTATGAAGAATCTTATTTCAACGATAATGTAGCGGCTTCAAGTTTTTTTATTACAGACGATACCCGGACGGGCAGTAGAAAATATAAAATAACTGTTTCAATTATTTTTCAATTGAAACTAGAGGAAATATTTCCGTTGATTAATCATAGGGCAGACGAAGAAGCACACGTAGATGTTCTGAATGCTTTAGAAGATAATCCGACAGGAGCAAAAATAATCGGCCTCGTAACCGATATAGATAAGGTTTACGAAGGCTTAAATGTTAGTAACATAAAATTTACTGATATGCAGGAATTTCACGTGTTCAGAGTGGACATGGATTTAAATTATGAAAATTGTTAAATAAATAAAAATGGCAGGAAATAATTTTGGGAATACCGGGGTAAGAAATACCGCTATTCCTTTTGGCATTCCCAGGAGAATGTTTTTAGTCCGAACCACCGCTGACGATGGATTGGATAACACAATTGATCTTACAGTTGCTGGAACTAAGGTAGATCAAACATTTTTAGACGGAAAACTTAATATTTTAGACCCGTCTAAAAGGTGGTTTGATATTGGCAAGTTAGAAAATGTTAGCATTACTAAGGCTGATAACGTGACATTCGAAACTGGTGGAGGTACAATGTTTCAAATTAGAGATGGTGTGCAAACGGTCAATTTCTCATTAATGAAACAAGATGTAATTAAACTTCGTGCATTTGTACAAGTTAAGTGCGGGTCTGCTTCTGACTTCTCGGTATTTATGGTTGACGACTGCGAAAATATTATGGTTGAGGAACTAACCAAAGATATTGGTAGCCCTATTAAAATTGCTCAAGGGACATTTGCATCAAACTTTGTTTTTGCCAATGAAACTGACCCTAACATGATTATGTTCAGTTGGAATATTGACCAAGTAGTTGACTTTGGAAATAAAGTAGATACAATCAGCGGTGATGAAGTAGTTACGGCTAATATTTTAAGCCCTCAATCGCTGTACAATGCTACTGGTTTAGAAGATTCAACTGTAACTGTAACTGCAACTACTGGAACTGCTAATATATTCTTTGATTTTGGTGGAGTTGGAGCCGGGAATAAAGAAATTACAACAGGTCTGGTTACTGTTGATTTTACAATGAAAGAAATATCGCCAACCCCCGGGCCAGTCGTGTTGACTTCCGTTACAGAAAATCCGGCAAATAGTGGAATCTATGAGTTTCTTTGGGTGCTTCAGGTATCTGGTGATGTTTTACAAGTAGACCCATTGCAACCAATGTTGGACAAAAAAGTTGAAACCAGACCATTCATTTTTACAATACCATAACTATGGAATTTATACATAACAATCAACGGACAGACATCAATATAGCTGTATTGCTTAAGCATTATACGAAGGATGAAGTAAAGAAAATCTATAAGGATAAGCTTAGTGATAGTCAAATGAAAGAAGTCTTAGAGATGTTCCCAGGAGGGAATACAAAAGAAGAGAAAAGGGGCGATAAGTAAGCCCCTTTTTTATCATGAATGGATTTGAGAAGTTAAATCAGAAGTTTAGGAAGTTTGATGTTGATAGGATTCTACGGGAAGTGTGGAAGAATTCAAAAGTTCAACAAAAAATTATTGAACTAAATACAAAGGATCAGCTTTTTGAAAAGGGTGAGGATAGCCTAGGCGTTTCGTTAGGAAATTACAGCCCTTTTACTATTCAGATAAAAGTCTCTAAAGGTCAGAGGATTGATCATATTACTTTAAATGATACGGGAGAATTTTATAATTCGTTTAAAATTCTTCCAAAAATTAAGGGATTTGATATAGAAGCAAACGGAGATAAAGGGGGTGGAGATAATTTATTTGATGATTTTGGGCAGGATATAGTAGGATTAAATGAAGAAAATTTACTTATACTTTGCGCGTTTATACGACCGTTTTTTATTGCGGAAGCAAAGAAAGCATTATCATAGATCGATCGATACCTTATCTATTGGTGCATGGTGGGATGTTCGAGAAAAGAACGACTTCCAATATTTAGTAAATCAATCTAACATATTCATTCAATTATATTTCATGATCTTCAAAATTCGTGAAGACAAAACTTTTAAGTCCTTAGGAATATGGGGCATTATTGAAAACAGCTATATTAAATTAATTGGTTTAGGAGAAAGAGCGGAGGAGATCAAAGAGTTAAAAATAAAACTTCACGGTCATTATTGCGACTATATCAATGGAAACTTATTTTCAGATAATTGGATTCGTATTACTAAAAATAATATTGCGGCTATTGAGAAAAGCATATTAGATGAAGTTAGTATGAGTAATGGCCGTAAATTAATTATACTCCAAAGGAACACACCTTATAAGATTGATAAATATAATACAACTGTCTTGGAATTTCATGAAATGGAAGATGATTATATAGAACTTTCAAAAGAACGAGAAGCAGCATAATGGCTAGTGTTTTAAATGATGAAATAAAAGGCGCAGAACTTCTCCGAGCAGCGATTGTCTTAACCCGTGCTGAAATTAGGGGGCTAGCAGAAGATTCAAGAAAAATAGTTGGTAGCTTTAAGTTTGAAACTTCCGATGATTTAAAAAATCTTGACAAAGAAATTGATCAGGTAACTAATGCTACTAAAAAGTTAATTGAAGTTGAGCGAGAAGATGCGAAGTTAAAAAAAGATTTGGTAAATCTTGAGAAAGCCCAACAACAAGCATTACAAGCTAAGAATAGGACCAATATACAAGTTAGAAAAGAACAGGAGCGACAAGAAAAGATCGCCAAAAAACTAACTGACACAAACAATAAACTTACGGGCGCTTATGCGCGTGAACGAAAAGAATTAATCAGGCTCGAAAAGGAATTCAAAGACCTTATTATAACAGAAGGGAAAGCCACAAAAGAAACTGAGCGACTAAGAAAGTCAGTATTAAAAATTAGAGGCGGCATAGATCGTGCTAATGGACAAATCGGAAGATTTAATGACAATGTAGGTAATTATAAATCTGCTTTAGCCGGATCATTAGGAACAGCTGGACAATTTGCAACAGCAACCGGAGCAATAGCGGCAGGGGTATTAATAGCAGGTAAGGCAATCGGTTCAGCTATAGGGATTATAAAAGGTTTCGAACAGGCGAATGCTAATCTACAAGCAGTACTTGGGAAGACTAAGGAGGAAATGCAACCGTTGGTTGACCAGGCCAAAGCATTGGGGGCAATTACTGCGTTTTCAGCCTCAGAAGTCACCGGGCTCCAAACCGAACTAGCTAAACTTGGGTTCCCGATCTCAGATATACAACAAATGGCAGCATCAACATTGGATGCCGCTACAGCAATGGGCTCAGATTTAGCAGCTCAAGCAGCTTTAACGGGTGCTACATTACGTTCTTTTAATTTAGATGCATCTCAAACTCAAAAAGTAAATGATGTGTTGGCAAAAGCTACATCTGCTAGTGCGCTAGATTTTGATAAGTTAAATGCGTCAATGTCAACCATTGCCCCGGTAGCTGCTTCCTTTGGATTCTCTCTTGAAGGTACCACGGCCTTGCTTGGTGAATTGTCAAACGCTGGATTTGACGCAAGCAGTGCGGCAACTGCAACAAGAAATATATTATTAAACCTTGCTGATTCAAATGGAAAACTAGCCAAATCATTAGGTGGCCCGGTAAAAAATCTGCCTAGCTTAGTGAAGGGTCTTAAGGATTTGCAGGCTAGTGGCATTGATCTTGGTGAAGCCTTACAACTTACTGACAAAAGGAGTGTAGCAGCGTTTAGTACGTTCTTAAAAGGGACTGACTCCGTGCTTGAGTTAAACCAAACCTTATTAAAAGCAGGTGGAACGGCTGAGGCAATGGCCTTAACACAATTAGATACTCTTGAAGGCTCCGTAAAAATTCTAAATAGTTCCTGGGAAGGGCTTATATTGTCAATGGAGGACGGTAGCGGAACCATGAACGCTATTGCAACTGAAACGGTGCAAGATTTAGCTAAAGGCTTAAGTATCATTTCCGGGGAAAGTAGAGAAGCAAAAGATCAATTTTCCATATTTGGTTTTATTCTCAATAGCATAAAACTTCAATTCACTGTCTTTATAGGTGCATTGAAATTAGTTACACTTCCTTTGCGAATAATGATTGATGTTGTTAGGAAGCTTGCAAGTAGATTCGAATTCCTGGACGGACTATTTCAAAGTACTACTGAGAATGTGCAGATACTTATATTCGCTCTTAATAATCTACCGGAAATAGCAGATATTGTAATAGATCAAGTTGTTAAAGCTTTTTCCAGATTATCAGATGTTGTTATTGGTGTTATTCAGATATTTACAGGCCTTTTTAATGGCGTTCGTAGCGGATTTAAATCAATTGTAAGAGTGGCGAAATCAGCCGGGAAAGTGTTAGCCGCTGCTCTAAACCCATTCACCGAAATTGATTTAGAGGAGGCGTTTGAGAATTTTAAAAGAGAATTAGGGAAGGGCTTTTTTGATGCCGCAACAAGCACTGAAGTTAAGGCAGGGATAAAGGCTATAAAAGACGCTTTTGGAGCTGGATTTGATGATTTAGGGCCAGAATTAAAAGCAAGACTATTGGCGTTAGTTGGATCAGCTACAGAGGGGGCGGTGGATGCTGCCGAAAACCTAGGGGAAGAAACAGGGAAAGCTATAGGAACTGGTATTAAAAAAGGTCTTAGTGAAATAGATGAGGATATAAAGAAATCACTCGAAGATAGGCCGGAGGTAACTCTTGAAATAAATACGGAGGATGCAATAGAAGAATCCAGAAAGGTTTTTGATTTTATTGCTGAAGGGAATAAACAAATAGTCGAAGCTGAAAAAGAGAGGGAAGAAGAACTTGCTAAAATCAGAAAAAAGAGTGCTAAAGCTATAATTGATGGACTGGCACAACTTTTGGAAGCTCAAATAGAAGCTCAAAGAGAAGCCTCTAAGGAACGTGAAAAGATAATTGATGATGATATCAAGGCGAGTGAAAAAAGAAGTAGCAGACTTGAGAGATTAGCCGAAAATGAGGACGAAGATTTAAGGAAGAATTTGGCATTTGAACAAAGGACTAGAGCACAATTAGAGGCTCGACGTGAAAAAGAAATTGCTAAACAGAAAATACAAGAATTGGAATTAACTGCATTAAAAACATTTGCAGCAAATTTAGAGAACAATCCTAATACAGCATTTACTAAAACCATTACCGATGTAACGTTATTGATAAAGACCATTAAAAATTTATCAGGTTTTTATGAAGGTACTGAAATGCTTGGAAATGATGCTAGCCCGGTGCTCAATACTGGTAAAGACGATTACGTGATTAGGGCCGATGGAGGTGAGCGTATAATGACAAATAAACAAAATAAAATGGTTGGTGGCATGAGTAATGATTCTCTCGCAGAATTAGCTTATAAGTCAAGAACCGGAAAACTAGCACAGAGTTATGCTAGTGAAGTAATAATAGAAAAGAAAGCATACCAGAGTAATGAGAATTTCCTAAATGAATTTAGAGGAATGAAAAATGAAATGGTAACAGCAATCAATAACATTCCTTATGATGAGCTAAAAATTGACAAAATGCTTCGATTCATGGCCGTTAAACATAAGCGAGGAAATAAAACGAAAACTGATTACTATCCTACGTAATGGCAATAAGCTTCTCACATATTATAAAAGGTGTTCAGGTAAACGCTCCTAAAGATTGGCAGAAAGATGTGATCCAGGTAGATTTTAGAAAGGATAATGCGTTAAGTGTTTTTGATGATGAGCCCTTAATTGATCTTGGTCCTATTACTTTTGTAAATGATAATAGCGGAGAATTTCAAATCGGAGCAGCACAATTATTAATAGACCATGAAGAGGGAGGTATAAATGGAACTAACGGATTATTTGAAGACCTTCTTTATAAGATAATAGGGAATG